ATTAGAACCATTGTGTTCAATGGTAAGGTCATCTGAAGATCCTAGTCGTATTTGTTTACTGTCTGGTAAATCTAAGTGACCTGTCTGTGTAACATCACCAGCAGTTGATACATTCCACACGACAACAGAACTTCCAGAAATATCATTACGGAAATTTAAATTGTTAGATGTTGCTTGACTTTCTAATACCCAAGAATCACCGTTATCATCTCCTTCATCAGCAATTAATAGTAGTTTTGCATTATTAGCTTCAAAACCTTTAATGCTTACTTGAGCAACACCATCTGGGTCTGTAATACTTACACCATTAGCATCTAAAGTAAGAATTGTGTTGCCCGCCCTCTGTAACTGCAACTCACCTGTACCAGCGTCATTAATTATTGAATTGCTACCATCATGCGAGATGGTAAGGTCTGAACCAGTACCAAAAACAGCCTTTGCGTTATCAGCAAACTCAAGTGCATTATCTGATTTATCAAAAACAACGTTAGCTGCTGCACCTGTAAAAGTAACATCACCGTCATGAGTTGCACCGTCATCAGTTACAGTTCCAGTAATATTCAAACCTGTAGCACTGATATTTAATCTTGTTGTACCAGCAATAGAAACATCAAAATTGTTAGCACCAGAACTAAAAATACCTGTATTTAATTCATCTCTAAAACCAAGAGCAACAGCACTTGCGGTACCATCTTCAAGAGTTAACGTACCATCAAGTTGTAATAATTCTATCCATCCGTTATTACTAGAGTTTCTTATCTTTAACGTCCCTGTGGTAGTATCTGCCCAGAACATATAGCTCGCAGTACTGGAGGGAGCAGAAGCACTACTGTTATTAGTCAGTATTGCCTGTAAAGCGTTATTTAAATCTGATCTAAAGCTGGCCCCTGATTGGTTCGCCAAATTATAATCATGAACTGGAGACATCTGTTATACCAATGGGATTGAGAGATTAAGCACCTTCCGCACCAAAGCCATTTGCATGGTAAGAAAATGTGCGGTCAATAGCTGCATTTGAACTATTGAAAAAAGTAATGCTAAAGCCTGTACGACTTTCACTACTAATTACATAATAGTCACCTGTAGCCATATTACTAGCAGTTATGCCTAATTTAGGAGTTTGATAAAAGGCTTTATCAAAAGTTACCACTTTTGGATTACTACCGCCAGTTGTAACTGCTGCACTTTCAGTTCTGTTGTCAAATAATATTTTAAAACCTAATTCATCTACCAAAGGTGTTTGATCTGTGTATTCAGAACTTAAATCAGCTTTAAATTGAAAAACTCTTCCAGTAAACCTACCATTCTCCATTGGTATAAAGTCATCATACACTTGTGAATCTTCCTGACTAAATTTATTTCCATCTTCAAGTAAAATATATTCTGGAGTTGATTCACTGGTTGCTTCTGTAGCTATCTCATCATCAGATGGTGCATCATTACTTTTTCTAAATTGAATTACACAGTTTGTTTCATCTGGTAAATCTCCATCAAAATCAGTCCATTCATCTATATCTGTAAAATGTAAGTCAATAGTATTGTTTGGATAAAGGCCTCTTGTTTGTAAAATACGTTGAAATTCAACTGTAAATATTCCACCTAAATCAACTTTATCTTTAAAAAAATATTCACCAGAACTTAATAATTCTCCACCAAAATCAATACTACCTAAATAACCCTCTTCGAAATCTACTTTATCATCTATCAGATCATCATTATTTAAAACTAAAGCATCATACTGTGATGAATAAAAAACATCATTTTGCTGGCCCTGAAATGGTGGTGAATCAGTATCTTCTCTTCTTGTTTGAACTAAAAACTTTGGTCTTTCTTCCGGAATATTTATGATATGTTTTAAAGCTGTTGCTGACTTATCTCCTTCTGTATCTTTAAATTTAACCATATAAGTACCATTTACCAATGGCAAAATTACATAGTCAGTTGTTGCAGAAACCTCTCTTAATAATGTTGAATTAGGCCATAAAGCAGTACCATCAGTCAAAGAAGAATGACGTATAACTGCTACTAATTCCTCTGCATTACCACTCCAATCACTAGGAACTTTCCACTTTAAAATAACCTCATTTGTAGTTGTAACCTGAATACTCATTATGGTAAGGGATCTGGTACGTTAACAGTTTTTAAAGTTTCAATTGCATCAACAGTAAAAGTAGGTGCAACAGCAAATGGTGAAGCTTTTGATTTACCAAAGTCAATACTTAAGGCTCTAACACGAAAGTTTACTTTTGTTGTTGGCGTGACATTATCAATTTCAAGTCTTGTATCGTCTGTATCTACTGTCTTTTCGTTAGCGTCACCAATTTTATATTTGACTCTAAAACTAACATTTGCTCCGTTTATTCCTCTAGACCAACTAAATATTACTCTTACTTGAGATTGTGTTTGTTGTTGTATAAGTGAGTTTGTAACTTCTAAATTAGTTGGAATTGTAGGCTCATTATTAAACGCAGTTACATCTTCATAATCAAGTTTTGCTTTATTATTTGTTGTGTTATCAACAATATCATAAATAGAATCATTAAATTCTAAACCTGTGATTGTATATTTACCATCACCATCATCTTTTACGTCAATACAAGTAAATTTTTGAGCTTGAATTGTGCCTCTTTGTATAACATAAACAGAATCTTGTAAAGGTAACGAAGATGGTGCTGAAAGTATATTTATACGTCCATCACTTGTTATTGAATTTATCCCAATTTTTTCTACGGTTCCATCAGCTAAAGTCAAACTTATTGTATCTGTAGAAGAATCAATAGTGCCTAAAGATGTATCATAATTTTGATCAACAACAATATGAGTATTAGTTGAACCAGCACCTACACGACCAGATAATCTTATACCTGCTCTCATTTCATCTTGTACTGCAAATAATTGACTCGGCAGTACAGCAAGACCATCTAATCCAGTTTGAAACGTAACCGTATGTCCATCCAACTTCTCACTATTTAGCATCCATTGACCCATTCTTTGAGCTTGATATTTAGAAGAACAACCAAAGGCAACTATTTCTTTGATGTTGTAACCATACTTTTCAATTAAGTCATAATCCTCGACAACAACCACATTTGGCTTATAAAAATTGTCTGGATCGTTATAACTTACCCAAATAGACGTTGATCTTGTTTTTAAAGATGAACCAGAATATGAAAATACACCATTTATTACATTTGAATTAGTGTAAAGATGAACTGGATCTTTATCAACATTAGATGTATGAACTTTATTTGGTGAACTTATATTTGCAGAGCTTCCATGATCTGCAACAACATTTACTGTATTTGAACCCCAATATGTCATCCCTCTAAAAATACTGGCTATATTTTGTAAAACTCTGTATGCTTCTGCTTGTGATCCGATGACAGTATTTATTGCAAACCTAGGCTCATTGCCATCAGGTGTGCTTACTAATTGATTTGCATATCTTGATAAAGGATATAAATCAACCCAGTTAAGGTTAGAAGTATCAATAAATTCTCCACATCCAAACCGTTTATTAATTAAAAGATCATAAAAAATACAAACAGGACAAGTTGTAAAATATTTATCTTCTGTAAGTTCACCAGTAAAAGCTGAATTATTAAATCTCAATCTGCCATTATCTAACGGAGTAGCATTAATTGGTATTTGTACTTTCATTCCTTTTACCAAATACTGCCTTGAAGGAAGGCTACTAAAGGTTTCTGTTGATAAATGTAAACCTACACAAGCGGTATATGGATACGCTGTTCTTATATCTTGGCGTTCTATTAAAGATGTAAGAATAAGACGATTTGCTCTTGTATTTGTTAAAGATGTATTTTGTGGAATATCTTTAAAATTAAAAAATCTTATTTCGTAATCTTCTTCTGCTCTTGGTCTTTTCTTTTTCTTATCCAAAAAACCACCTCTTATAAATTTTTGTACTTTTACTGTGTAAGGTGGTGTTCCAGTTAATTGAACTGGATCTGTTTTAAACTGATAGTTTGATGTTGATATTCCTGTTATGTCTTTTTTAATTACTCGTTTGAATTTACTATTTTTATTTTTTACAAAGACTCTTAATCTTATCGTTGCACTAAAAAGCTGACCTTTTGCAACCCCCTCCATTGCCGTACAAAAAAGCTGTGGAATTGTAAAAAGTAATTGAAATGAATCGATGTCTTCATCTGTAATTTGAAAAATATGATTACCACCACCGTATTTTGCTAATCCTTTTCTAGTTCCTGCATTAGATAAATTTTCACTATAATTTTCTCCTATTTCTTCTGAAATATCAATAATGGAAGAATTTGATTTTTTAAATCCAGCCAAAGTTGATTGATTTCTTGTTCCGAATTTTTGATCAAAACTTACATCTGATTTTGGAAAATTTAAATTGCCTTTATTGTCTGCAACTGGTGTTTCATTTAAAAAAATACTTTTTTTACCATTTACAATACCTTCTATAGGCCCTTCACATAAAAGATCAACTAATCTAATAACACTTGTACTATTTAAAGCCATTTTATGCTCTTCCTCCTTTAAAAAATCTGTAACCTATTCTTCTTACAAACATTTTAACCGAAGATGTATTTATTAACTCTTTATCAATAATTTGTATAAAAACATTAAAAGGGTGTTCATCTCTAAAGACAGGTTGAAAACGAAAAATATATCTTACTCTATGAGTGCTTTTCATAAGACCTTGTACTGTTATGCGTTGATGTAAAACTGTACTTTCTGTTTGAGGTTCTTCTACTATCACAGCAAAAGTAATAAAACCATCAATGATGGTAGAACCTGTACCTCCTACCCTATCTCTGATCCCATGAAAATCAAACATCATATTCATATGACTTTCATTCATTTCTCCAGAATTATCTATATCAAAATCGTCACAAACTTTTTGTTTTGCCGTTGTAGCTAAATTAATAGCTGATTTATCTATTTGAAATTTTCTTCCTTGATATGCCTTTATTTTTTTACCAAAAGATACTCTTGTTACTCTTGTCCCCTCATAATTACTTGTTCTACTACCATCTTGTTTAATTATATTTCCATTAACTCTTACAGTGTTAGGGCTTGGAGGAACAAAAGTTATGCCTAATTTATCACTTTCATCTACAACTTTAATATCAGTGCTTATCAAGTGACCACCCACCATAGCTTTACCATAAACCAAAGGTATAGTTTTACCAATACCAACTGTATTTGCAGCACCCCTATAAGCATAACTTTGTTGACCATCAGCACCCCTTTGCACAGAAGATGGGCCACCTAAGAAACCACCTTGACCGACATCAAAACCACCCATAGTAGGAGTTGATTGTTGTGGTGCAAGCATTTCTGAAACACCCCTCATAGCTAAAGCAATACCTATATTTCCAACAGCAGCTCCAATACCACCTGAAAATCCAATGCCACTTAAACCAAAACTAAAAGTTGTACCTCCTGATGCTATTCCAATTCCAATCATAATTGCACCTGCAATGAATTTACCTGCTTTACCGCTTCCAGAAATAACTGGTGTAATTACTAGATCATGCTGACCTAAAGGTAATAAAAAATCTGACTCCTCAAGATCAATATTTACTTGTGTGACTTTATAAACAATTCCTTTTTCATGTGAAGTAGCAAGATATTCAGCAAAATCAGGATAATTTATACATAACAATTTAATCGCATCGGCTGGTGTTCTTAGGTTATGGTAAACATGAGTTTTACCCCACTTTTCACCTAATTCATCAAGCAGCAGAACTTTATGCTGCATATCTAAAACACCCCACTGTTTTCTTTCTATAATAACTATCAAAATATTCCGCACAACTTAAAGACTCAAATTTTTGATGCAAAATCATATCATTTTCTAATAAAACAGCCCCGTGCATTGGTTCTTTCGTGAATATCTTCATTATCAAAACGTCATTAGGTTTTCTATGATTTATATCTACTTTTTTAAAATTTAATTTATCAGCGTCATTTAAAAAAATACTTTTACAAGTTTCAAAACTTTCTGGACGTTCATAGTCTGGTAAGTTAATTTTAAGCAAAGCAAAATAATCTCTGATAATGCCATAGCAGTCAAATTTGCCATATTCCCATTGTCTGCCTACTAAGGATTTATAATCAACCATTCATCTGTTGTATTTAAATAAATATACCATTTTATTTTTGTGTTTTTACAAGCAATAATATCTGGTTCGCTCACTGGCTGTCCCAACGGGTGTGAATGCACAATGTATTGCAATTTACCTTTTGATCTTGCCCTTAAAAAATCTTTTGGGTGTATTGAAAAATTATCTTCTGGTGTGTCTGCGATATTTAAACAAGGATAATATTCATCATTTACGACAATCCCACAAGATTCTTTTGGTGCTTGTTCTAATGCGTGTTGTTTTGCTGCTAATTGAAAAGACATCATAACTGTATTCTTGCATTTATAAAACCACCAAAAGGAAGATCAACAGGCTTTTTTTTAGTACCACCATCACCATTAGGAAACCTTTTTAAACAACTTGAATATTTATGACCACATCTATCTTGTGATAATTTGGTAGCAAGTGAACCTGATGTAATTAATTGATCATCTACCGTAAAACACTTGTTACCTTTATAACCACATTCAGTACCTCTATATTCCCACGGACAATGCTCAGTGATTTGTCTTTTAGGGATTCTTAAATTTTGTAAACTTATTTTTGCTGATAATTCAAACTCAACAAATTCTGGATTTTCTTGACTGATTCGATCTATATACCAAATATCATCTGTTTTAAAAATAGCAGTAGGGTCAGCAGAATCATTTGTACCAGATGAAAAATTTGCAGCATCTAGAAATTTTTTACAAGTTTTTATTCTTTGTACTTTTCCTTGTAACGGATTATAAAGTTGTATAAAAGCAGAGATAGCGTTATTAACGTTAGCAACTTTAAATTTTGGTCTAGGTAAAGTGCCTTGTGTAGTGCTATCAAAACCTTTTACTTCTGCTGGGACAGCAGAGTAAGTATTACCTCCAAAAATAATATCTGTTTTTATCTCATTAGTTCCAGCATGATAATAAATATTGTAAGGATCCTCAGTGCCTAAAGTATTCCCTTGTAAATCTATTAAAGGGGTATTGTTTACTTTATTTGTATAACTAAGAATAAATAATTCAATTTCAGCAGATGGTTCCAGTTTTTGTATTTCTTCACTAATTTGTGAAGAAGCTGGTGATATTTGTGAACTTGTCATGCTTCTGCTACCTCCTCAAATGTTGCATTTATTGTAGCTCTATTTGCAACACCTACAGTTCTATTCCAATCTCGGCAAATAAATTTTTCAGGTTTAGTTACAGCAACATTTCCACTTGTTGTCTGTGAAACTCCTTGTACTTTAAAATGATCACTTTGGGTTTCTGTGACTGCATAAAAACCACTTGCAGCGTTTCCTGTTAAAAAATTTACATAGACTTCATCATTATCAGAAAGGTTATAGTCAGCAATGGTTATAGAAATATTTGCATTTGTTTGACTATAAGTTCCTGTAATAATTGTTCCTGAATCTGGTACAGGATATGAAAAGCTAGTTACACCAGCCATACTGTCAAGAAACGTCTCTATTGTATTAGCATCAGAAAAACTTATATTGTTAAATGAAAGTTGATAAACTTTTAAATTTTGATTTATTCCAAAAGTTGACCTTTGGGAATACCCAGAACCAAAATTAGCTATTCTTATTTTCGGTTGTGACTTTTTAGTTATTCCATAAGAAGGGACAACGGTAATTGGAAATTTAGACATTAACTTAATAAACCTCCAGCCATTTTTTGTTTAACTAATTCTGCCTGTATTGCCACTGATAAAACCTCACCTAATTGTTTAGCATTTTGGTCATCACCTTCAACAGCAGAACCAGAAGCATCCACATTTACCACCACGTTAGTTGTACCGCCAAGAGCATGGTTTGGAATTATGGTACCGCTTTTTGAAGGAACAAACAATTCTGGACCTTTCTCACCTACGAGTGAAGCCTTACCTACAGGAGGGTTGCCACCATTAGCAAAAGCCCCAGCACTTATTAAACTTGTGTCAAATCCTGTGCTGAAAACATTATCAGTTATTAAAGGAGCAGCACCTCCACCACCACCACCAAATACTCCACTTAATAAATTACTAAACAATCCACCAACACCACCCACGGCCTGTTGCACCGCCATTTCTACTAATTGCCTTTGCAAGCTTCTTAAGACATTAGATAAAGCCTGTCCAAGTGTCTGTGCACCCATTACAGCATCAGTTAAATTCTGCACCAAATTTTGCTCAACAGATTGCCCAATTTCATCAAACTTTTGTTTTAATTTATCAGCTTGTTGGTTTTGTATAAACATTCCAGCATTTGCTTTTTCTAATAAAGCTACTTGCCCACCAAAACTTGTATTTAAGGCATCAGAAAAACTTAACTGGCTTTCTAATTTTTCTACTATTTTTTCATCATTATTAATAATATCATTCTGCACAGTTGGCCTACCAATAAAATTTTCAGTGATTTCTGTCTGAATATTTTTTTGGTTTTCTAACTCTTTTGTTTTAAGTGCATCTGTGATTAAATCTTGCTTCTTTAATTCAAAAAGTTTTTGAAATTCTTTTCTTGCCTCTGCACTAAATCTTCTTTCAAAAAAACCAAAATTTTTACTTACTTCTTCAGTGGCAAATTCTCTAGCTTCAACCTCAATTTTTACCATATCTTTTTTACCAAGCTTGCTTACTAGACCAATACTTTCTACTAAATTTGTTATTTGTTTAACAGCTTGAATACTTATATCTAAAATGCCTTTTATTTCATCTTCAAGTTCGGTGCCAATTGCTATTGCAAGTTTGTCAATTGTATCTTGTAAAGTTGATAATTTTCCATTTAAAGTATCAGCCTGTTTTGTTGCACCACCAGCAAAAATTGCTCCTTCACTTGTTAAATTAATTAATGCTTGGTTAACAAGATCAGCACCAATCTTCCCTTTACGCATTGCAGATTCAAATTCATCTCCCTGCAATTTTGTTATTTTTTTAAGTTCATCAGTTATATTTACTCCTCTTTCTAATAATTGTAAATTTTCTTCTTGTTGTAATTTACCTTTTGCTCTTATTTGTCCGAAAGCTGTAGCAATACCTGTAAGATCAGCACCTGTAGCACCTGCAACATCTGCCAATCTTTGTGTTGTATCAACAAGCTCTTCAGTCTCAAAACCAAAAGCTTTTAATCTCTTTGTTTGTTCTATTAATTCACTACTGGTAAAAGGCGTAACAGCACTAAATTCTTGTAACTGAGTAATAATATTATTTGTTTTCTCGACAGATCCAGTTAATTGCTCTAAACCTTTTCTTTGTGTTTCTAATTCAGCCGTCTTAAAAAAAATAAACTTACCAGTTTGAACAACTGCAAACGCAGCAGCTAAATTTCTAATAGTTTTTGTTAATGAATTAACACCAACACCTGCCTTTTTTGCATTGTTTCCAAATTCATTAAATTGTTTTTTCCCTTCGCCCAACCTTTTTTTTAACTTGTCTGTATTTTTACTTAATTCTTTTGTTGCATCACTTGTACGCTGCAATGGTCTGATTGCATTTTGAGCATCAACTATTAATTTGACTGTTGATTGTGCCACAAATACAAATAACCTTTATTATATACTACCTTCTTTTTGCCTTTTGACGATTCATTTCTTGTTTTTCTCTTTCATTTTTGACATCATAATATCCAGCCCAATATATTAACTCTTCTTCTGTCATAGATTTTCTTAGTTCTTCTACTGATTTGCCTAATTCTGTTGCGAGAAAAAACTCAAAATTTAACCAGTTATCTCGCTTTATCCGTTTTTTGCTGTATCAATGTCAACTTGAATATCCATCATAAATAACTCAAGTTCATTTAACACACTTTCTGGGAGAAATCTTTGTAAGTTTTCAGCATCAGCAGAAGCAAATGCTTTTGATCCATCTTCATTTTCTGCGATTTGGCAAAGAAGTCTTGTAGATATTGTCAAAGCATCATCTGTTCCAGCCGCAGCTTGTGCTTTTTTTCTATCAAATCTTGTAAGTGGTGGAAAATATATTGGTTTTAAAAGTTCACCATTCGGCTTTTTAAGTTCATACTTTCTTCTTGCAGTCATTACATCACTGAAAGCCTCAGTGATAAGATCAACAGTTCTTTTGTTTGCCATAAATTAAATGCGAAGTATTTTTAATTTACTATATGTCTGAAGTAATTGCACCAGTTGATATAAATGAAATATTTATTTCTTGTATTTCGCCAAGGGTTGCTCCATATTCTGCACCTGTAATTATTCCTGAAAAACCAAATTTTTTTGCACTTGCTGAACTGTCTGGAAACAACTCAAACAAGGCATCACCAGCATCACCAGTTGTTAAAATATCCTCAACAAATGCTAAATAATCAGAGTTACCAGCGTTGTCATAAATCAAGGTTGCTGAACCTTCACCAGAAATTAAACCTCCAACAAAAGTTTTTGAAGTATCACCTTGAACTGTGGTTTCTTGAGTGTCTTTGGTTATTGATAAAGACCAGTTTCTAAGACCTGATATATCAGCTTCTGTTCCAGCAGCATTATGGAACATAATTTTACCGACATCACCTTTTACAGCAGCCATAACAAAAAAAAGAAATATTTATAAATATATTAACCCTTTTCAGTCTTTTTTACATCTTTTTTTGAATTTTCTTGATTCTCCATATACCTTTTGCAGTTAGGATCCCACATTCTAGAATCTCTAACACCTTTCACAGCTTCGATTGCGTCAAGCATTTCTTCCGTAATAATAAGTTTTGGCATGATTAAAGTTCCTCAGATATTTCAAATGTAATTCTAATTTGTGTTTGAAATTTGCCTTCTGGACTAGATGTTAAAACTTCTGGGCCAACTGGCGAATCAAAAAAAACATCTGAAACTACTACTCTATTGTATAAGTCTCTAATTCTTTTGCCAATTGTAAAGTTAGATCCTGCTCCCAAACCTTCCTCTGTAAAAATGTTAATTAAAACTAAACCAACGACTTTATTTATTCCTGTGCCTAAATACTCACCAGAACCAAAGCTTGTAACGCACTGTACAAAGGTATCTTCAGCAGTAGAGTCAAAGGTCATGTTGTTAAAGACAACAGGAATAGCTGGGCTTGAAGCAAGCTCTGTTGCTAACCTAGCCTCAATTGTGGATCTAACAGTATTTAAATCAACAGCAGCCATGAATTACCTCCCAAAATTTCTTTGAATGTATTGTTCAAGTTCTTTTGCAATAAGCTCTGGAAATCCAGCAACAGTTTTTTGTCTTGTTCTATATTGACCGCCCCAAGATGGTGGTAAATTTTCACCATAACAAACAGGCTCTGCGTAGGGTAAGTTATTTATTATTGTTCCTCTAAAATCTTCTATTTCTGTTTGCCATGCGTTTCTAAGTTGTCCTCCGCCTTTTGGTTCGCCTTTGTAAACAACTCTCACTGGTGTAGCTTTTTTTACTCTTGCTGTCCATTCCAAAGTTGTAGCTGCTACAAGATCAACAACATCTTCTTCAAAAAAATCATTAATTTCAGTTAATTTTATTTCTCTAGCCATCTTTACCTCAAGATAAGATCAAAACTTACTGGTGTATTATTTTGCTCATTTATAACAACTTGAATAATTTTAAATTCAATACTGCTAATAACAACTCTGTCTTTTGTTGTAGGGACAAATGTAAGATCACCAGCAGATACGGTCAGCAGCTTATCTTGTGACTCAATCAAATCATTGACCTGATTTCTTGAAACATTACTTAATGCACCTTTGATGGTTGTATCAGATGTAGATTCTGTAATAGCTCCAGTAGTGGTATTGTATGCCCCTGCTGTTACTTGTCTGATAGTCACATCACCACCAAGCTTCTTTAATGAAGCACTGGCAGCTTTTTTAAGTGCTTTAGCAAGACTCATAATGAATAAGCTATAACCTGACCACTTGCAAGAGTAATACTTGTAATGACACCTTCAACTTCTGTTGATGCTTTCATTGTGATGCCGTTAATAGTTGCAGAACCATTTTCTGTTAAGTTTTCTGCTACAAAAGTTGCTTCAGCATCTGCCAAACAATGAACTTTTCCAAATCTGCCTGTATGTGTTGCAGTATTTGTAATGATTAACCCTGCTGGGTATTGATAGCCGTAGTTCACTTTAAGACCTCTT